TTATCAGACTGCTACAGCATTTGGTAAAGTTTTTGCTTGGAATGCCAATACAGGTAAACTTACAATTACAGGCGCGCAAGGTACGTTCACAACGAACAGTAAGATTGTAGCGGTATCTACAAATGCTTCTTACAATCTTTCGTCTTTTGAAGCAGGACCACTCAAATTGGTTGAGATTAAGATTGAACCTAATCCTATTGATGCTGAACCTGAAGAAGATTATGGATATACGACAACTATTACAGAATGGCCAAACACAGTATGAGTAAGACATATGATGCGTTAAGTGAAGCTCTTGGTATTGAAAATGCGGTAGAGATTATACCACCAAAGAAAGAACAGGAAGTTATAGTCAATACGCCGCATGAAGATGATGATATCAAGGCAGACTATAATCTATCTCGTAGAACTTTCCGTGATCTAATCAATAAAGGCAATGCTGCTATGGAAAATTTGACTGACTTGGCTAAAGAATCGGAAAGCCCTCGCGCGTATGAGGTTCTTGCTACAATGATGAGAACCATAGCTGATACTACAAAAGATTTATATGACCTTCAGAAGAAGACAAAAGATTTAAAAGGTGAAAACAAGAAAGATCAGCCAAATGTTACTGTAGAAAAAGCAGTCTTTGTTGGCACCACAGCGGATTTACTGAGACAGGTAAAGGAAAAGAAAGATGAAAACCTTTAGAGAGTTTTTAGAAGAACAAGCAGAACATCCTGGCGGAGTAGAAGCTACTGCTGGTGTTGGATTTGGATTGGGTAAAGAACAACAAAAATATAGATTTAAAGTTTCTGATTTAATAAAACACGCTAAAGATAAAAAAACTAAAGCATTAAAAGTTGATTCACTAGCAAAAAGAACTCTTGGAAATCGTGAAGGTGAATCAAAAGAAAGTGAAACAAAAAGAGTTCAAAATGCCAGTTTAGAACATCCTATTATTACGACTCGTCATCCTGTTCACGGACATGTTGTTTTAGATGGAACTCACAGACTGCAAAAAGCAAGAGATGCAGGACATGAAACTATTCAAGCAAGAAATATTCCATGGCGTGAAATGAAAAAATATAGAATAAAAGAATGAAAAGATTTCGTCAGTTTATTAGAGAGCAAAAAGAAAGTGTAGCGCCTCAAGGAGTGATCTTTAAAAGCGATAAGATTGCTTTTGTTGGTGAAGAACACGGTACTCCAATAAAGTTAAGTCCTGATATTATACAAAAAGTCCAAGATATTGGCAATAAGTATGGATATTGGTATGAAGGTAGTGGTGGCGGTGCAGACAATAACAAGAAAATTTTTGGTAGTAGAAGCAACTACGAAGGTTCTTGGGATGATGAATTTAGAAAAGATATTGATGGTTATCCTATAGAGTTCATTTATACACTATTTTCTAATCCAGAAGTTAATGGACAAAAAGAAAATCTGATTGATCCAAAACTTTCCATATTTGACAGCATTCTAAAGAATCAAAAGAAGTTCTCTTTCTTTAAAGATAGAGAATATGGTTCAGCAGAGTTAAAAGAATTTTTAACTAAATCAAGCGAAACAAACACAAACTTTGTGGAACTAAGCAGACAACCAGCAACAAAAGAAAATGCGACATCTTTCATTAACAAAGGCGATAAGCTAATGTGGCCTAAAAATTGGGAAAAATATCCAAACAATGCTGGAAAACTTGCAAAGAAAGCGAATGATATGAGAGATAAGTATCTTCTAAGTAGAACAGAAGGCGTATATTTTGCTGGTTCAGGACACTTAACAAACCTTATTGTTCTTGATGGTTCTTTGAAGATGATTGGTGGAGAAGAGATTGAGTAAAGGATACAATAACAATCCAAACTTACCAAAAGATGATTACAAACACGCTTTTACTCAGCAAGAACTAGATGAGTTCATAAAGTGTGCTAACGATCCTGTATACTTTGCCATAAAATATATGAAGATCATTAACGTTGATCATGGTCTTATGCCATTCCGCATGTGGGACTTTCAGAAGAACATGCTCAATACGTTTCATGAGAATCGCTTTTCTATCTGTAAACTTCCACGTCAGGTCGGTAAGACAACCACATCTGTTGCATTTTTATTACACTATATTCTGTTCAATGAAAATGTAAACGTAGCCATTCTTGCTAACAAAGCCGCAACAGCCCGCGAAATTATGGGTCGTCTACAGTTAGCTTTTGAATATCTGCCGCGCTTTCTACAGCAGGGCGTCAAAGAATGGAATAAAGGTTCTATTGAACTGGCAAATGGATCTCGCGCTCTTGCAGATTCTACTTCTGGTAGCTCTATTCGTGGTCGTTCTTTTAACGTGGTATTTCTTGACGAGTTTGCGTTCGTTCCGAACAATATTGCCGAAGCGTTTTTCATGTCAACTTATCCTACAATTTCTTCTGGTCAGACAACAAAAGTCATTATCGTTTCTACGCCGAACGGTCTTAATCAATTCTATCGTATGTGGACAGAAGCAGTTGAGCATCGATCTGATTATGTGCCTGTAGAAATTCATTGGAGCATGGTGCCAGGGCGAGACGAAGCATGGAAAGAACAGACTATTCGTAACACATCTGAAGATCAATTCAGACAAGAATTTGAGTGTGAGTTTATTGGTTCTACTAACACTCTTATTCATCCAGCTAAACTTAGATCATTAGTCTGGTTAAATCCAGTTCGTCATGATGGATTTATGGACATCTATAAAGAACCTGAAGCTGGTCGCACTTATACAATGACAGTAGACGTAGCCGAAGGTCAAGGTCTAGACTACTCATCTTTTTCCATATTTGATGTTACAGAAATACCTTATAGGCAAGTTGCTAAATACAAAAACAATAAGATCACTCCGCTGCTATTTCCAACAATCATTTTACAAGCCGCAAAAATGTATAATGATGCGTTCGTTCTGGTAGAAATTAACTCAATTGGACTTCAGGTAGCTGACATTCTACACTTTGAACTAGCATATGAAAACTTGATAAAGATTCAAGTTAAAGGTAAACAAGGTCAGCAGTCAACTCCAGGATTTACTAAAAAAATTGCTTATGGTCTCAAAACTTCAGTCCAGACAAAAAATATCGGATGTGCCAACCTCAAAACGCTAATTGAAAACGATAAACTTATTATAAACGACAAAGATACAATTTCAGAATTGATGACTTTTTCTTCTGATAAGAAAAGTTTTAAAGCAGAAGAAGGTAATACTGACGATTTGGCTATGACTTTGGTACATTTTGGATGGCTTACCGCTCAAAGATACTTCAAAGAAAACATTAAAAACGATATACGACAAACTCTGCAAGAAGAGCAATTAAACTTACTAGATCAAGATATTATGCCTTTTGGCGTTATATCTGGATATCAAGGTGATGATAAAAGTATGGATTATGAACTGGATGAGAATGGTAATGTGTGGTTTGAGGATAGAAGCAAAAGATATCCTTGGGACGACTTAAACTGGAAAGTTAAACTGTAAATCTTGTTTTTTCTAAATAATAGAGAATAATATCCATTCTTATAAAGGAGAAATACTATGGCAAATCTATTGTCACCTGGTGTTTATGTATCAGAATATGACTTTACAACTATAGTTCCAGCACTCGGAACTACTGATGGAGCATATGCTGGCACATTCGCGTGGGGTCCTGCAAATAATGTTATGCTCATTTCTAATGAAGTAACGCTAGTTAATACTTTCCGTAGACCAACAAATAACAATTACATTGACTTTTTTACTTGCGCCAACTTCTTACAGTATGGCCAAAATCTTAAAGTCGTTCGTGTTGTAGGGTCTGACGGTAGAAACTCTGTATCAAATACAACTAATAATGTAGCAAATAATGATTTGCAAATTCTTAACAGAGATGATTATGAATACAATTATGGCGCAATCGCAAATGCTACTTCAAATTCTGCTGTAACTTTCAGTCGTCAAGCACAGTTTGCAGCTAAGTATCCAGGCGTAATTGGTAATACACTTAAAGTTTCTATGTGCGCCAATACGGTTGCATACTCAGGAGTAATGAATCTTAAAGCTAATGTAGGTGCAGGTAATGCACACGTTATCTTTACTGATAACCCAACAAGCGATACTAACAGAGTATTGAATGTTGGCGATTTTATAACGCTAACAGGAAATGTTATTAATCTTGCAAACGGCTATACTACTGCTGAAAGAGGTTCAGTAATAGGTAAGGTTATTTCAATTACTTCTGAAAACGTAAAGATTGATGTTGCATCTACAGCTAACATTACTAATGCTTCTGTAACAGCAACATGGGAATATGCAGGAAGATTCGATGATGCTCCAGGAACATCAGAAGTTGGTGAAGATTTAGGTGCTGTAAATGACGAATTGCATATTATCGTTATAGACGAAGATGGTTTATTTTCAGGACAAAAAAATCGCGTTCTAGAAAGATTTGGATTCCTTTCAAAAGCTAGAGACGGTAAACTAAGAAATGGTCAATCAAACTATTATGTTGATATAATCAATAGAAGATCACAGTATATTTGGATCACAAGTCATCCAACCGTATCAGGTAACTGGGGGGAAACACTTGCTAATACTACGTTCACAGATGCAGCTACAAGAAATTATACTTCATCTCTAAACGGCGGACAAGATTCTATTGCATCTGCTGCTCAGAGAATTAATGCATATTCTCGTCATTTTTCAAATCCAGAAGAAATTGATGTTTCATTAGTTCTTACAGGTAGTTCAGACGAAACATTGATTGAAGGTATCAAAACAGACGTTCTTGATAAGAGAAACGATTGTTTAGCATTCATTTCTCCTCCAGAAAGACTTGCTATATTCAATCAAGGTAATGAAGCATTGGATATTGTAGAATATCGCGATACTTTAACTTCATCAAACAGACTAGTAATGGACTCAGCATGGAAATATCAGTTTGATAAGTATAACAATGTTTATCGCTGGCTTCCAATGAACGGCGATATTGCTGGTCTATGTGTGGCTACTGATACCTCACGTGATCCATGGTACTCTCCAGCAGGATTCAATCGTGGCGTTATCAAGAATGCTATCAAGATTTCTTGGAATCCAACTCAGGCTGAACGTGATACGCTTTATAAAAAGGGTGTCAATCCAATTGTTAATTTCCCAGGCGAAGGCGTAATTCTTTATGGTGATAAAACTCTACAATCTAAACCATCAGCGTTTGATCGTATCAACGTGCGCCGTCTATTTGATATTCTAGAAAAATCTATCGCTAGAGCGTCTAAATATTCATTGTTTGAGTTCAATGATCAATTTACTCGCGCACAGTTTATTGCCCTTGTTGAACCATATCTTCGTGATATTCAAGGCCGTCGTGGTATCTATGACTTCCGTGTTGTTTGCGATGAAACAAACAATACTCCAGAAGTTATTGATCGCAACGAATTTGTTGGCGATATCTACATCAAGCCTGCACGTTCGATCAACTTCATTCAGTTGAACTTCGTTGCTGTTAGAACTGGTGTCAACTTTGATGAAATTGTTGGTAAGTTTTAATGTTAGTATATAAATACAAAAAGCAATCAGGAGTATAACAAAATGGCTTTCAATATCGGACAATTCAGATCAGAAATGAGGGGGGACGGTGCACGCCCAAATCTATTTGAATGCACTCTAGCTTTTCCTGCTATTACTAATATTAGCGGAACAGATCAACAATTTACGTTTATGGCGCGCGCAGCACAGTTACCAGGCTCTACTGTAAATGCCATACCAGTAAACTATTTTGGTCGTGAACTTAAGTTTGCAGGTAATAGAACTTTCCCTGAGTGGACAGTAACTATTATCAACGACGAATCTTTCAACATTCGCAACTCTTTTGAAATATGGCTAGATAGAATTAATGGTCATGGAAATAATTTGAGAAACGTTGATTTCTTACAGGGTCTCGGCGGATATCAAGCAGACGGCTTTATCAGACAATACGGTAAAACTGGATCAAGTCGTGAAGCTGGACCTGGCGGTCTCGGCGCAGCGTCTTATACACCAATAAAAACTTATAAGTTTATTGGTATGTTTCCAATTGATGTTTCACCAATTGAAATGGATTGGGGAGCAAATGATGCTATCGAAGAATTTGCTGTAACCTTCGCATATCAGTGGTGGGAATCCAATACTACTGATGTGAAATCAGCTGGTATCGTTCCAATAGGCGTATAATATAATGATTTTCAGAGGGATAGGTTTTTGCTTATCCCTCTGAATTAGATTGGAGAAAGTAATGGCAATTCAGCTATTCGGCTTTGAAATAGGTCGTAAAAAACAGCAAGACAAAGACGAACAAAGCAAGACTTTTGCGTTACCGCCCAATGATGATGGTGCTGTAACAATACAGTCTGGTGCTTACTATGGCACATACGTTGATCTAGATGGTACAGTTCGTAATGAAGTTGAACTGATTACACGATATAGAGAAATGTCAATGCAGCCAGAACTTGAAACTGCCATTGATGAAATTGTTAATGAAGCCATTGTTCAAGATGATGATGGTAAAGCAGTTGAGATTAATGATGACAATCTTAAGCAAAATGCTGCAATCAAGAAAAAAATCCAAGAAGAATTTAATTACATACTAAAGCTACTTAATTTTGGCAACATGGGACATGATATTTTCCGTCGTTGGTATATTGATGGTCGTATGTTCTATCATATCGTAATTGACGAAAAAAGTCCTAACAAGGGCATTCAAGAACTAAGATACATTGATCCTCGTCGTATTCGTAAAATTCGTGAGATCCAAAAAGTTAAAGAACCTGGATCAGGTATGGAAGTCATCAAAAGAATCAACGAATATTACCTATACAATGAGCGCGGCATTATTGGAATGCATTCAAATTTAGGCACAAAGATTGCCGTAGATTCTGTTGTTAACGTCAATTCAGGACTGATGGATGCAAAACGTTCAATGGTCTTATCTTATTTACATAAAGCAATCAAGCCTCTCAATCAGCTTAGAATGGTTGAAGACGCTGTTGTTATCTATAGACTTTCACGCGCACCCGAACGTAGAGTATTTTATGTAGACGTTGGTAATATGCCAACAGTCAAAGCTGAACAGTATCTACGTGATATTATGGTAAAGTATCGTAATAAACTAGTATACGATTCAAATACTGGTGAAATTAAAGACGACCGTAAACATCTTTCGATGTTGGAAGATTTTTGGTTACCTCGTAGAGAAGGTTCTAGAGGAACTGAAATCACAACTTTACAAGGCGGTCAAAATCTTGGCGAACTAGAGGATGTTAAGTATTTTGAAAAGAAGCTATATAAAGCTCTTGGTGTTCCTGTTTCCAGATTAGAACAACAGCAAGGATTTTCTCTTGGTCGTTCAACAGAAGTTACCAGAGATGAACTTAAGTTTAATAAATTTGTTCAAAGACTCCGTTCAAAATTTTCTACACTATTTGATGATCTTCTTCGTGTTCAACTTGTTCTTAAAAAAGTTTGTTCGGAAGATGAATGGAATAAGTTCAAAGAAGAAATCTGGTATGATTTCAAAAAAGATAATAACTTTACAGAATTAAAAGAAGCGGAACTTCTTCAAAACAGACTATCTGTATTACAGCTTATCGATCCGTATGTTGGACGTTATTATTCAATGGAATGGGTTCGTAAGAAAGTTCTCATGATGGATGACGAAGAAATTGAAGAAGTAGCACAACAGATTGAAGATGAAAAAGCTGCTGATATGCCTGTAGATGATCAAGGTAATCCATTACCGACAGATGATCAGGGCAATCCATTACCACAGCAAGCGACCGCACCTATGCCAAACATTGTTCCTCCAACTCCAACGGAAAACATGATGCAGCAATATGTCGCGCAGCAAGGCGTGCCACCTGAAGAAATGCCTGTTCAAGATGGCACAGGTAAAGATCAAATGGATCCATTAGAGATGGGAGCAGATGCTCAACAGATGAGAAATCGTCAAAGATTTATAAATGACACTTTGGAGCCAGTTAGATAATGAAGAAATATGAAGAGTTCATTACTGAATCTCTAGCTGCTGAAGTTAAGTCAGAGCCTAAATCAAATGCGGCAAAAGAAGCTAGAAGACTTGGACTAACTTATGTAGGATTTGGGCGTTATGCTGACAATAAAGGACAAGTTGCATATCTTGTAGATAACGATAAACTTGTTCCTTTTAAAGGCCGTGAAGAAGTTCAAAACATGCAGTCAAAAGTTGCTATATCTGGACAACAAAATCCAGTTAAGAGCGTTGCTGCTAAGAAAGAAGCAAATTTTTATAACAGCATTTTGAACAAAAGAGAAAAA